ATTTGTTTGGTGGCTTCCTACCTCTGGGTAGTCGATCAATATGTTACGTGTGCTTCTATACGAGAGCTTTTTCCACAGCGGTATTATAAACTGGCCCGCCAACCTTAGGTGTTGGAATGCTTTGCCTTATAGCTTGCCTTTAAGGTATCTACCTTTAGTTCTGCCTGCTTTTTTATCTGCTTTACTGCCTTGAGTAGGTGATATACCAGTTTTTTTAGTTGTCCAAGAATCAATTTGTCTTTCACTAAGGTTTAGATTTGTATCTTTGCCTTTGTAATTTGCAGTCTTCTCTCTAAGTTCTTCACTTTGTTCTATCCAGCGTTGTCGCTTAGTTTGTCTACTGCGCTCAAGTTGTTCAAGTCTTTGTTGTATCTTTTTTTTGCTTGACATGGTGTTCCAATAATGCTTGTCTTAGTTTATCCGATCCGCCTACTCTAACATTAATGATACCGTTGTAGTATTCATCTGTTTCAAGTACACGCCTATCAAACTGTTCTCTTGCCTCTATGTAGGACATTTCGCCCCTACCTTTACATAGGTATAATATTTCTCTTGTAAACTTGTCTTCGCCTAGTGATGCTACGTCTGCATTAAGCCTATCACTGGATCCCCAATAAGTTTGCCAGTCGCTTTCTTTGTAGCCTCTACGTTTATTCTTCTTGCCTTTGAGTGGTGGCTTGGTAGTTTTAAACTTTGCTAGTTTTTTACCTATATATTTTTGGCCTGTAGTAGTGTTAGTAATAAGATAAACAAATCCTTCGTACTCATCTGGTATTGATTCTATCTGTTTACCTTTGTATGTCCAACTCATATAGTGTTTATATTTTATACATTATACTTGTGTCTTTTTTGAGTTGTTGATGTGCCTGTTAATATATTGTTGACCAAACATCTTACTAAAGTAATCAGTTGGCCATTTGTTTAAGCCTTTGTTGTATTCATTAACATTATTATACATTTTCATAAACATGTCAATCGATTTTTTATTATTACTTGCATGTATTTCGTGTAATAACTTTTCATTACGTACTCTGCGAATATATGCTGACTGTTGTTCAGGTGATGACTTACTAGGCCAATCATCTAAATCTTGTACCCAGTTGTTGGCAATATCCAACCAGTTTACATCTGGAAATGCTGTAACATAACCTACAACACTATCCATGCAGTTTGCTTGTTCGTAATATTTTTTCTTAACAAGTCCTTTATGATCAAGTTCACGTCCAATACGTCTCATGTCTTGCCAAAAATGATTATCGCCACGTCTACTCAATGTATAATGAACTGCTGTAAAGTCTGCTATATCGTCAAAGTAGTATGTAACTTTGCGATTATAGTAATCTTTGTCGTAGTCACGTTGTAGCATCCATGCAAGTCTTTTCATGCATGATATTGCACTAACAACAGCATTGGCTTCTAACGGATCAATAAATCCTGCTGCCATGCCAATAGCAAATGTATTTCCTACATTTGGAGTTTTTAATCTTCCAGGCGTCCATTTTAATTTTCTTGGCTCTCGTATTTGTCTTCCTTTAATAATACTATGCCAATATTCTAATGCTTGTTCGTCTGTAAAATATTCATCACTGTAAACTAATCCGGTACCTATTCTATTAGTTAACGCAATACTAAACTGCCAACCCATGTCTCGTCTAATACTTCTAGTGTAGTTAACTTGCTCGGACTCTTTGTCTTCATAGTTGATAGGACATACCCATGCACTGTTTACTTTGTTTGCTTGGTAAGTGTGCATATCTTTTGTAAGTTCGCCGATTAAAACTCGAGACAGTCCAGTACAGTCTATCCAAATGTCACTAGTAACTTCACGTCCGTTGTCTAGTATAACACTGGTAATACCTTCGTCGTTGGTATTTACTTTTTCAACATGGGCTATTGTTTCTATTACACCGTATACACTACAAACATTTTTTCTAATCCATGGAGATGTTTTTTCTGCGTCAATATGATAAGCATATGTTGCAGTAGCAGGTAATAAGTAGTTGCCATCGTCATCAAATGGCATTTTTAAATCCTTGCAGTATTGATACCCTTCGGCATTATGATGATACACATCTAAGTCGGGCGCACTTCCATTCTTGAATACATCTAACCAAACATCAGTTGTTTTTATTTCATTTGGGAAAGTGCTTGTAACATTTTCCCAAGTATTTTCTTTTTCTAATCCGTTACTCCAGTAAAACATTCTCAATACATCAGGACCGTCTGCGGTATCTGTCCAGTCTTCCATGCTGTTGCCGTATTTAAACACAGCATCTGTTTCACGCATAAAACGTTTTTCATCTACACCTAGTCCGCCAAGCATTCCGGGTAAATGTGGTGTAATACTCTCACCAACACCTATGATACCAACTTTTTCACTGTGTATCATTTCAACTGTTGCATTAGGAAACTCTTTTGCTATGAAGGCACTTGTTAAACTACCAGCAGTTCCACTTCCTACAACAGTTATTTTCATTTATCTCTCCTACTACGTAAATCAATCATATGACTTTCATATTTGTTTATGATTTCGTCTTGTCTTTGCTTTGCTAAACCGATCAGCAATCTTAGTTCTCTTCGAGCAGTACGTTTTGTACTTTCGCTTGGTCTTCTTTCGAATGTTTCACTAGCCTTCAAGTAACTTAATACGGCTTGCATTATCTGGTCGTGAGTATCGTTCATTAGTCTATAATATCAATATCATTTTCGTAACTAGTAAAGCCGTTTTCTTTGATAACTTTCATAACATGGTTAACTCTACCTATCAATTCGTCTTTGTGTGAGATTAAAAAAACATTTTTACTACGTTCTCTGCCCATTTTCTTCAGTACAGCAAGTGCTGATTCAACACCAGCAGTATCCATACCGCTATCAATGAGCTCGTCAATAAACAATAGGTTGATACCTTGGTACAACGACTCCCAAACATCTCTAAATGCCCAGCTCATGCCTAGTATTAGCCTGTTACGTTCGCCTCTGCTCAAGTTATCAAAGTCTAAATCCTGTCCTAACTGAGTAATCTCAGTAGATAAATCATTTTGAAACTGAACTTGATGTGGTAAGCCTAGTTTATCAAGATAGTATGTGAGCCTGTTGTTCAAGTACGCTAAGTTTTGATCTATAATCTTTTTACGAATGAACGAGTCTTTGTTTGTTAACAGTTTTAGCAAAAACTCTTGGTGTTCTTTGAGTAATGTAAGTTGATTAACTGGTTCCCAGTCAATGACTTGTAGTGCTGTTTCTGTTAAATCGTCAATCTGTGTTTGATAAGGATCTTCTTCTTGCTGTTTACTTATCAAAGTATTGCGTAAATTGTCTACATTGTTACGATGTTCGTATGCTTCTTTTGCATTTTCGTAAAAAGTAGTAGGCTTGCCGTTGATATCGCCTATTTCTTCTAATAACTGCATAGTTGTGCTCAGTTTACTTGAAACTTCGCCTTGATATGCAACTGCATCGTCAAGTTCTTGCACTTTTCGTGATTCAATCTCGGCTTTTTTGTCTGCATGTAGCTCTTGTCCACAGGTATAACATGTTGCATCTTTTAATTCTAAGATGTCTTTATTAACCTTTTCAACACTAGTAGTGGCACGCCGTAGTGCAGGTTCGAGTGTGCTTAACTCCTTCCTTAAAGAGGTTATTTTATTGTTGTGTTCAGTCCAGTTAGCTAGTTTTTCATGCGCATCAAGTTCAGCTTCAATGTCTAGTTTTTCTAATTCTTCGATGCCTGTTGCTAGTTTTCCTTGGTCTTGCCTACTTTTGCTTTGCCAAGCACGTTGTCTGCCTGCAAGTGTTTCAATACTCTGTTCAATCTTTTTATTTGCAGCTTCAATGGCATTAATCTTTAATGTTTCTTCTGTAATGGCATCTTTTGTTTGTTTTACTTTTTCTTTTAAGTTATCTGCCTTCTCAGTAAGTATGGTAATGCCCAACAACTGCTCAATAATAGCACGTTGATCGTTTGCTCGCATACTTAGGAAAGGTTCTGTGTAAGTATTGAGTGCAACCACGTGTTTAAACATGTCGTGAGTCATATCAAGCAAACTATTAATATCTTCTTGTGTTTTACGGCTATCACCTTGTGATTCGTCGTGTAAATCGTCCTTCTGCTCGTGATTGTTTACGTAAAACTTGAGTACATTTGGAGATCTACCACGCTCAATACGGTATTGGTTAGCACCTATACTAAAGTTAAGAGTGACTAGCATGCCTTTACTGTTAGTTTTGTTGATCAAGTTGTTGCGTTTGATGTTTGTAAGAGCTGTACCATACAATGCATAGCTTAATGCATTAATGATAGTAGTCTTACCTGTACCATTACGTGATCCAGTGTCATCTCCGCCTTGGTCTAAGTTCTCTCCTAGTACAAGTGTTAGTTGTTCTTTGTTAAAGTCAACAGCCTGGGTAACATTACCCACACTCATAAAGTTTTTTACGGTTAAGTCTTGTATCTTAATCATGTTAGCTCGTTATATATGTCTAATAATAGTTTTTTGTTAAACTGTTCACTGTCGATTGCTTGTATCTCGTTGCTTACAATCTGATCCACACTCTCAAACTGTTCAATGTCAAGGTCGGTTGTAATATCTTCGATGTTTTTGTTTGGAATAAGTGTTATTTCTCTGCAACTATATGTTTCCATAAAGGTTTCTTTGATAAAAGTTGCTTCTTCGTAGCTGATATCAATGTCAAGTGTAACCCTGAGATACATGTTTGGCTTGATAAGAGTATCTTTCTCGTCGATCAGCTTTGATAGCTTGACTGTACGGTACTTAGGACACTCTGTCCAGTCGATGTACAATGGTTCTACATCATTTTCTTTGTCCAGTATCATCATACCACGTGCATCGTCCCACGCATCTGCGTAGTTGTGTGGAAAAGCATTACCAATGTAATGTACCTTTCCTTGTTTCTGACGCTTGTGGAAGTGTCCACTGAACACATACTCTTGATTCTTGAAGTGTTCAGCTTTTAGTTCTCCGTGGTCTGGCATCTGTACCATAGCGTTCATATAAAACGATGGGAGTTCGAAGTGACCAAACAAGTATTTTGCTTTTAACTTTTCGATCTTCTTCCACTCGTCGCCAACTAACCACGGAACCAGTGCAACATCGTCTTGGACCATCATTTGATCTATTACGGTAATGCCCGGTATGTGTCTTGCAAACTCAGTTGAACTGATATCACGCTTGTCTTTGTAGTACAAGTCGTGGTTACCAGCAAACATATAAAAGTTTTCAAAGGCAGCACCTAGTTTTTCTAGTAGTCTAATAGTTGTATCCATAGTTGTAAGGTTAAGACTGTTTCTATTATGGTGCCAGTCGCCACAAAACAAGCCAGTTTCACATCCGTGAGCCTTAGCTTGTTCGATATACCAGTCAATATAGTCCTCGCAGTCCTGATTGTGAACTCGAGAGTTGCCTTTCATACCTAAGTGTATGTCAGTAAACACTGCCGCTTTGTTAAACAAGAATATTCTCCATTTCCTGTATATTATAAACTAAAATTTCTAGAAGATCAACCTTTATTTTTTGGTAGCACCTTCTTCGCGCTTCACAGCAGCTTCCCATTCGCCGCTGTGCAGTCTAGTGTGTGAAGGATTCATGTCATTCATTTCTAAAATGTCATCACGTATGTTCTGCGCACGTTTTTCGATGTTGATTACACGTACAAACGAGTTAGTAACCACAGCAGTGTAGTATGCAAAGGGATTATTTGACTTTGATTCGTCAAACTGTAGTCCAATCTGCGATAGTTGGAGGATTGCTTGACCTTTCATCTCGTCGTTATAGGTGTATCCACGCACATTGCCTCTTGTAGCGTACCGATCAACAAGTTTTAACCACATCATAGCAAGTTTGTTGGTTGCCATGCCGTGCCCTTTGTTGAAATAACCATTTTCCATTCCACCTTCCCAGTGACTTTTACCTACACAAATAATATTGTCTTCGTCATCAAACTTATAATGTTGAAATGGAGGAAAGTTTAGTTTAGTTTTGTGATCTGCAACTGTTTTAGGATTCTTCTTACGTCCGGGTTCGTCTGGAACATGATCAAATGTCATAATACGGAAGATTAGTTCGTTTTTTTCAATCTTTCTATAGTCCACAGCAAACTCTGCCATCTTTACCTTTTTACCAGCTGCTTTTGCTGCTTCGTATGCACGAGATCCTTGCAGTTTTGCTTTATTTCTCTTTGCTTCTGCAATAGTTCTAATGTTAATTTTATCTACACTAGGTAAAATAATATCATAATCAGCATGTTCGGGTGCAATATAACTACAAAACGTAGCCTTACTTCGGTGTATCTCTAATAACATGTCTTTGTTGTTGAGATAGTTTACTTTTCTAGCCATTTATCGACTCCTTTATTATATTATAATATACATAGTTTATTTTGTCAACTAAATAGTATGTAGGAGTTTACAATGGCAAGAAAACCAAATCAATCAGTACCAAACACAGTTGGTACTAGAAATATTAACAACACATTCTTTGCAAACAGATCGAGTGTTGGAAAATCAATACGATCGAGATTATTACCACCAGGTGCTGAGCCGGATAGAGGTTCAGCAACAACTGCACGTTTTGCTCCAACCAACGATTCAGTTCCAGATTGGCGAGTTAAAATAAAAGTTCCTACATTATCTACTTATAGATACAGTCCTATACTAGCTCCTTTAGCACAAACAGATTGGTATGCTGTTTTTCCAGTTACGCCAACAATAAGTCTTGTAACAGTAGCAAACTACGATGAAATGTCTCCTACACATAGTAATTATCCTTTTCCTCAGTATGTTAATAGTAGGCATGAAGATATAAGTATCGTTGGAAGATTTCCAGTGCAGTCTGAACAAGACGGAATGTATTGGGTTGCTTGTGTTCATCTGTTTAGAAGTTTAACTAAGATGTTTTATGGCGAAAGTAGCGAAAAAGGATCTCCTCCGCCTGTTGTAAAACTAAGTGGATATGGAGATTATGTTTTAAATAATGTTCCTACTGTGGTTACACAGTTTACATTTGATTTAGCTGATGAAATTGATTATATTAAAGTAAACACAGGATCATTTGGAGAATATTCATCAACATATCAAATGGTTCCGACAATGAGTTCATTAAGTTTAACATTAAAACCAACATACAGCAGAAGCAAAGTGTCAAGTTTTAATATGGATCAGTTTATTAATGGTAATATAGCAAATAAAGGATTTATCTAATGGCAAACTACGGAAAAACTAGTCCTTATGGAAACACAAAACTTACAAGTACTGGAGAGTTAGGTATTTTCTCTATTAGACCCGTGCCAGCAGAAGATGATGATATTCTTTATACTATTGAACCTCAATATTCGCATCGTCCTGATTTACTAGCATACGATTTGTATAATACGCCAAAGTTATGGTGGGTTTTTGCTCAAAGAAACATGGATATAATAAAAGATCCTGTGTTTGACTTTGAAGCAGGCACTAAAATATTTTTACCTAAAAAATCTAAGTTAAAAACAGAGTTAGGAATCTAATGTCTATAGAAACAAACAGTCTACATCAGTTTTCTAGTTTCAATACTATATTTACAATGTCTTGTTTGACAAGAGATGAGATTGCTGTACCTAATGAAACCTATAGAGCATACGGTCCTCAAAATGTTATTCTTAGAAGCGGCGGCGGCGCCGGCGACAACAAAGTCACAACTGAATACGAAGATATTATTGGCGGCAAGCTAGAATATTTTATTGATAATGTTAATATCGAAGCATTATGTGTTCCAAACTCAAAATCACGTAGTACAAACGCTACATTTATAACTTTTACAGTTGAAGAACCATATAGTATGGGATTATTCTTACAAACTTGTCAAATAGCTGCAACTATGAGTGGATTTCAGAACTATGCTAACGCTCCATTTATGTTATCAATGGAGTTTATTGGATATGACGACGATGGAGATGTTATTGTTACAGAATCAGGATTAAATCTTCGTAGAGATGTTCCTATTAAACTAACAAACATAGAGTTTGAAGTAAACCAAGGTGGTACAACATATACAGTTGAAGCATTGCCATGGAATGAACAAGCATATCTTGATGATGCAACATCAAGTCCAGTTGATATAGCACTAACAGGCAATACTGTTGAAAAACTACTACAAAGTGGCGAACAAAGTTTAACAACTATTATTAATGGACATTATGAAGAACTTCGAAAAGCAAATCAAATAGCAGAAGCATCAGAAATAGTTATTACATTTCCAAAAGATATTGCGTCTTCTGGTAATCCTTCAAGAATACCGAATACAAGCGATGCAGGCGCTACTACTGCGTCTCGCAGCGGCGGAGGCGGCGGAGGCGGTGGCGGCAAAGGCGGAAAAATATTTGGTGCAGTAGCAGCTGGTGTTGTAGGAGGCGTTGTAGGCGGAGTACTTGGCGGCAACAGTTTAAAAGATAGTTTTAATGATGTATTAGGAGGAATAGCAGGCGGACTTGATAAAAGTCTTGGAGGGTTATTATCAAATTTTAAATCAGGAAACATACAAGGACTTTTTGAAAACATTAGTGGATTTTTAGGAGCGCAAGCACCGCAAAACTTTGAAGCATTCTTGAGTATGATTACAGGCCAGGTATTAACAAAAAGTAGTATCGGAGAAAAGTTATCATCAATAGCACAGGATCCTGCTAGTTTAAATAATCTTGGCTCTGCAAGAATTATTTCAGGAGCAGAAGAAAGCGGAACAGTGCCAATGCCTCAAACAGGGCAAGTTTATGACAAGAGAAATAAAGTTATGACTCGTGCTAAGAATACTGTCAGTAATGATGAAAGAGTTTTCAACTATGGTTCTGGAACATCGATACTAAAAATAATTGAAGATGTAATATTAACAAGCGATTGGGGCAAATCTATAAAAGAAAGAGCGCCTGATGAAAACGGAATGGTTCCGTGGTTTAGAATAGATGCAGAAAGTTACCTAAAACCAAATGCACAACAAGAAAATGTGTTTGGAGAAGATGCAAAAGTAAATCATTACAAAGTTGTAGAGTATAAAGTACATAGTAGTCACTTTCAAAACGCTGGAGCAGCAGGTGTAGACTACAACAGCCTAAGACAAAATGCAAAAAAAGAGTACAATTACATTTACAGTGGAGAAAATACTGATATTGTTAGGTTTGATATAAGCTTCAAAGCAGCATTTTTTCAGTTTATACAACCCGATAGTGGACAACTAAGTATTGATGCAAAAACTGGAGGAACACAGTTTAATCTTACTCAGACAAAGCCTTCTCAGTTAGGATTAAATATTCAACCTTCGGGAGCAAATAGCTCAACTGGGTTAGCTACACAAGGATTTGTAAACTCTAGTAGCACCCAAGGTGGCGGCGGAGCTGGTATTGATAATAGTAAAATAAGATGGGCACGTAAATTTCACGATCAAATACTAGGAAACGGTAGTGTTGACTTAGTTGAAGTTAAACTTGAAATATTTGGAGATCCTTATTTTATAGTTGACAGTGGTATGGGTAACTGGACCGACGAAGCTGGCGATTTAAACACTACTGCTGGAGGACAAGTTGATTATCAACGTAGTGAAGTTGATGTTATATTAAACTTTAGAACTCCAATAGATTACAATCCAGATACTGGAGGAATGATTTATCCAGAAGATACAGTTCCTGTATCTCAGTTTAATGGATTATATAGAGTAACTGCTATTGAAAACAAAATTCAACGAAATATGTTTACACAAGAGCTTACACTACTAAGAAGACGAGGACAACCCGAAGATACAAATACATCAGGAACTTCAGATCAAGCAAATAAAGTAAAAGATGCTAATAGAGCAAGTCAAGTAAACACAGGATTTAATAGTTAAATGCAAAACAACGGACCAATAAAAGCAGAACAAACAAGATCAGTTGATAGTGGTCAAAATGATTCAACACCAGGCACTTATTTGGCTAGAGTTATCAAACATGCTGATCCTTTATATCTTGGAGCATTAGAAGTTGAGCTTCTAAAAATAAGCGAAGCAGGCACAGCAGGCGAAACATTAGGACAAACTTCAATAGTCTACTATGCAAGTCCATTTTATGGAGTTACAGGAGCGCAGCATTTAGGAAAAAACGACACATATTCAAACACACAAAAAAGTTATGGGTTTTGGGCTATTCCTCCAGATCCTGGAACATTGGTGTTGTGTACATTTGTTGAAGGAAGTAGAGATTTTGGGTATTGGTTTGGATGTGTACCTGAAAGAGGTATGACATTTATGTTACCTGGTGGACAACCTAGTACTGAACAAACTAGCGGCCCAGTTCCAACAGAACTAAAAGGTAAAAAACTACCAGCTGGAGAATATAATAAAAAAATAACAAAAATACAAACTAATAATCCTGTAAAATACAAAAGACCTATCAACGAAGATTTTATTGCGTCTCTAAAAGAGCAAGGATTAGTTGAAGATGATATCAGAGGAATAACAACTAGTAGTGCGCAACGTGAATTTCCAAGTGCAGTGGTTGGATTAAGTAGTCCAGGCCCTGTCGACAAGCGTGGAGGTTCACCGCAAGGAAGAATAGGTATAAAAGAAAGCCAAGCAACAGTACATGTAAGTCGCTTAGGCAGTAGTAGCTTTGTCATTGATGACGGCGATGATAAACTTATAAGAGAAGGTTCGCCTGAAGATACTCCCTACAAATACCTAAACAAAGAATCTAGTGAAGCCGGCGGCGATGTGACTAGACCTGCAAACGAAATGATACGCTTTAGAACACGCACTGGTGCGCAAATAATGATTAACACCAGCGAAGATCTAATATATATTAATAATAGCAGAGGAACCGCTTGGATAGAAATGACAAGCAACGGCAAACTTGATGTTTATGCTAAAGATAGTATTAGTTTTCACACTGAAACAGATTTTAACTTTGTTGCTGATAGAGATATTAACTTTGAAGCTGGTAGAAACATTAATATGATTGTAAATGGAAGTATACATCAAAGTGCTGCTGGAAATATGGAAATAAAAGTTGGTGCCAATGGAAATATCTCAGCCGGCGCAGAAATGAACATCAAAAGTGGCGGCGCATTTAAAAACACTGCCGGAGGAAACTTTTCTATCGGAGCAGCAAATACAACAATCTCTGGAGGCGATATCAATCTTAATGGGCCAGCAGCAGAAGCAGCCGCAGATGCAGTTAAAGCAAAGTTTCCGCAACGTGTTCCGCAACACGAGCCTTGGAATGGACACGAAAACTGGAACCCAATAGAAACAGCACCTGATAAAACTGAAGCAGTTGATACAGAAAGTCAAGACGTGCATATGGACGAACGCCCTGTTCATACAGATCGAACTCTAATGAACGACTTATAAATACTACTAGGAGGGCATTATGGTAGCATTTGCAATAAACAACTCGCAGTTAGTTGATCCTATTATTAGGGAATCAATATCTCGAGGAGTACAAGGAATAAATCAGGCAATTGCTAACGCACCTTTGCCTACAGTAGCACTTGTTGGCGGTATAGCTGGCGGTATAGCCGAGGGCAATCTCGAAGGAGCACTACAAGGCGCCGCAGGCGCAGTATTTGGAACATTAGCAGGAAAACTAGCAGGAAACTCAGCAGCATTTGTTGAAAATTTAGGATTTGTTAGTCCTGCTATTCTTGCAGCCGGAAACACTCCTGAAATTGCTGCACAACGCACTGGAAATAATGCAGCCGGAGAAGAAGTAGTAGTCGATACGTATGCAGGCGGCACAAACGCAGCTAATCCAGCAGAAGTTAGAACTGAAATACAAGATACAACTACTAATGCAGTTGAATATATAGCAGATAGTTTCTTACAAGGTGTTCAAGGCGGATTAAGTAGTATAGCAGGATCTTTCCTTGGTGGGTTATTAGGAAAACTTCCTGGTGTAATGGGAGATTTGTTATCGAGTACAGGATTGTCTGGTGCATTAGGAAGTGCATTAGGTGCTATTGATGGCGCTATTGGAAATGCACTTGGAGCAGTATCGGGTGCATTAGGAGATATGGCAGGAAAACTAGCCAGCGGATTAGGAGCAGCTATTTCTGGTATTCCAGGTGTAGGTCCTGTGTTTGATCAGTTCAGTAGAGGAATAGGAGACTTTACAAAAAACCTTTCAGGAGCAGTAAACGGATTACCAACTGGCTTACAAGATATATTGTCCGGCGCTGCTGCAAACGTAGGAGCAAACTTGGTTGGAAAAATATTTAACAAACCAAATATTACTAGCAAAGCAGGTAAACAAATAGCTAAAGATATTATATTCAAAGAAAATCCAGTAGGACAACTTAATAATATGGCAAGTTTAGCCAAACAAATAGATAAAAAAACATTTAAAACAACAAATGATCCTGCATTTGCAAATATGGCAACTGCTTGTAAGCGTTGTGCTAAAAAGTTTAGAACTAAACTTGTTAAAAAGAACAACGGGTTTGGAGTAAGTGTTGAAGAAAAAGCAAAAGAAAATACAATACTAGGCATTGTAGTAGACGGACAAGTATTTAAAATAGGATCATATGACTTTGATAGAATAGTAGAGTTGAATCCTAGTAACAGGTCAACCGAACTATTAAAATTACCCGCCGAAAGTCAAGCCGCATTTAACTATATGACAGTAGGATAAATACGTTATGGCCACAAATGAAAAACCTTTATACAAAAATGTAACAGTATCAAATGACATTGATAACCCTCCTGTAGTTTCTAAACAATACAGAGGAGTTAGCACAGTAGCTAATCCTAAAGGATTTAACTTATACGATATTAGTATAATCAAACAAGATATTATAAATCATTTTCATATTCGTCAAGGCGAAAAACTTGAAAATCCAGAGTTTGGAACTATCATATGGGATATATTATTTGAACCATTTACTGATGACCTAAAACAGCTTATCATTGAAGACGTAACAGAGATAGTCAACTTT